CCAAAAGCTAGGATTTTGTAGATCTCGATTGCCCCAGTTCATCTTGGCCCAATCAATATGATAATGTAGCACAGCATCTATCACGCCCATTATTACACTGGCTGCCCAGTATACAGGTCCAACCACACAGCCGACACATAAGGCTGTACCAATGCCTTGTTTGAGACTGTGACGCATGCCCAGCCAGTGACCGTAGATGCCTTTGTGCTTGACCTCTACCATATCTTGATCTACAAAGTCAATGTACCAGTGTTTGATTTGTAACAGTATGAGTGTTAAAAATATTGCTGTTTCCATGTTACCAACCTGCCTTGCTTAATATGTCTTTTGCGTACTCTTGATCAGCTGGATAGTTGTGAAACTTCTTTTGCCATACATCTGAGTCAATGTAAGGCCATACCATACTGATCTGATCTGGTGAGAGTTCGCCCAAGAATCGTTGTCCTGATTCTGAATTGTAAATCACCCAAGGTGATATCCTGCCTGTTGTGACTGCATAGCACATGGCTGGAGTACTGCCATATCTCAAACAGTCTTGTGGCTGTGCCGAATTCTTTTCTGCCCAGTCCATGCCAAACTCCACAGCTCGCGCCAGTGCATCTGCAACATTTTCCAAGGGCAAATACTGAATGAGATACTCTGTGTACAGTTGATCTGACGCCCAGCGATCAATCTTTTTGTTGTTCTTCAACAGCCACTCAAGAAACTGTTTGGGATTGATGGTTCTTGTGCTCACACAGTAGCGGCCAAACTTCACAAATGCGCGATAGTAAGGTGAGTCAGCAAAGTCATCAAATGTTTTGAGCCGGGCCGAACCCTGGCTCATTTCATAAAAACGTATGTAGGCTTGAAACCCCAGTTCAACTCCACGTTCTGCTCGTTCCTGCCTGCGCCTTTTGGGTTCACACACATGCACCGCCAGACTGGTTTCTCGAGCAAAGTCTTTCTTGCAGTATTGGCACTGTGTCATTGTAGTATTTTATACTCTTGTATGTAATTTGTCAAGAATTCATTAAGCGTTGCATGATGCCCTATTGCCGGATGTGTCATGTCTGGAGGAACATAAGGAGATCCTGGCGGATACTTTTTGGGTTCTACGCCTTGGGCAGCTTGCCAAGCAGTTGCTCGCCATTGATATCCATTGATAATTTCTGGGCAACAAAACAAACTCAATCTAGGATCTGTTAGATATTCGTGATACAAATCATCAGCTTGTTGAAACATCAGCACTCGATGTCCTCTAGATTTCAAACTGTCAATTGTACTGAGCATGCGGTACATGAGATCTTCAGTACGATCCAAAACGCTGTATACTTCAGTTTTGAGTTTGGTGTTCACAAACTGCTCAGACTCTTTTTGGTTCCAGCCAGTTTGCCATCTGTAAGCAAACTCTTGATTTTGCGGATTTACCCATCGTCCTTCAAAATCATTCTCTGGTTCACAAATGGGTATTTCTAATCTGCTAAGAAATGTCATGCCCAGCACATACAAAGTTGGCGGTGCAGTGTAACTATGCTTGAGGGTGGTTCGAAGTATTCTGCTGTTGGCGCTGCCGCTGATGGCAATACTGTTGGCGTGTGCTATATCTAACCGCTGTGCTAGATCAATGTGCCCATTGCCCAATGCATAAGAATGTGTATAACTACATCCGTTTACAACCAATTGCTGTATCATTTTTCATTGCCGGCAGCACGATTGTATGCGTCAATTTCTTTTTGTGTTGTTATAGCTGCCATCACATCAATCTCGTCATCTTTGTAGTGTGGATACATTGCCATCAGTGCTTTGCGTTTGGCACTGAGTCCAGCTTGTTTTTTCTTAGGGGCAATCCAAGGATGACGCTGTGTGCCAAGATCTGGACTCACACTAGTGGCCATTAACCATTGCAGTTTTGGATGTTTGCTTACGTTAAAGAAGTGCTTGTTCAGTCGTTCGTTGGCGGCAATTACATAAAACTCTTGCAGTTCTCTTGAGCCTTCTACCGCCGAACCCCAACGTATCATGAGATAGTTTGAAAACTTTTTCTTTTCTTCTGCGGTGAGGTCGTCATAGAATGATCTAACCTTGCGGTCAAACATCTTCATCTCATTAGCAATGGTCAGTTTATCGCTCATCTGTTTTGGTCAGTTTGTAAATCATTATAGCACGTTCCAGTGCATCTTGTAAAGTGGGGTTTGTCTTTGCGGCTCTGCGTATTTGTCCCCACATCTTATCTTCCATCAAGTGATCGTGCAAGGGTCTACCGTCCGAAGTTCTAGCATCATATTCGATTTTGTGTCCAGTTACAGGATCATATGCATAGCCCATTAACTTACGGTCAGCAGGATCAGCACCCGACTCTCGAGCATACACTTCATTGCCCACACGTTCGTATATGTACGTGGCGCCCGGCTTAAGGCTGCCCATATTGATAGCCGTATTGCAAGTGAGCCCAGCGCAAGAAACGTTCAAGTCCTTCTCGATCGTTGGGATAACTTTCCAGGTATACTCTGGCCAAGCGATTGATGATTTCAAATATTTGGGGTTCAGTGTAGGGCATTACCAAGCCTTGTTGTAATCCACAATCTCGCAGTTGCGGCTGACGTCTTTGACAAAGTACACACAGTCAGGATCTGCGCCTTCGCTTACAGGTACTGCCAATAGTTGGCCGTTCTTGAGTTTGGGTGCATACCAGCTGACCTCGTGATATACATCAAGTATTTCAATATCAGGAAAGCTGGGACGAAAGCTGGTTAAGGGATTGAATTGGAATACTTTAAACCCACGATCATTTATTGATGTTAGCGGCAACACTTCCAAGTCACCCACATCGGGTTCACCAATCAAGATCTGCCAGTCCATGGGCATTTTTATAGTGTGTTCTCCAATGCGTAGCACAAGGGCCGGAGCATTAAAGCTCTCTAGGAAGATTAGTGGTATAAAATGATAGTCGGGTTCTGCTGGATTTGAATTATCCAGTATTGCAAAACGCATGTCATCTACTTCTTCTGGTAGGTGATCTAAATCATAAGTGGCATTGTCTAGTGTTAGTATTCTCATGTTATCATTTTACTTGATTTGTGGCAGATTGTCAACGATCTTGCGATGAATATTGGCCGCCACCTGTTCTTGTGTGGCTCGGTCCGTATGGAATGGAGAATCAAATGTTGGGTTGAATCCACCAAAGTCAATAGCCACTTTTCCAATATCATCATCAGTGAACTTTAAAGGCAGTATACCGGCAGCTAATATCTTGTCATGCCAATATTCAAACAACCAGTTGTCTAATATTTGTTGCATGTCATAATCAAACAATTCAGTGAGATATTGCTTTGTAGCCTGTAGTTTTTCTGGAGAAACTATTGAATGATTTTCCAAGCCCTGAGGCACTGTGCTTAATATTGACGCATTAAGAGTTCCGGCCCAAGGCTCATGTGTACTAGGCATGTGAGGATTAAAATACACAAAATTTCTTAAACCTTCATCTGGTCGAAATCCATCTTTTAGTTTGATAGTGATACGACTGGCCCAAGTTTTGTTGTATACAATTACATCAGGTTGGTGCTTTACCGCTTCTTGTATTTGGAACAAGATTCCTGTGTTGCTAAATCCACCATGTGCAAAATGCAACACTCTGTAGTTGTATTGATCTTCGAGTATTTGACTAAAATGTCCTCTTAGTCCTGTTTCTTTAAGATCAACTGTGCTGGCAGTGCAATGGCTTTCGCCACATACTGCAATGGTTATTTTATTTTCATCCATTCTAATTTTTCTTGAGTAAAAGGATAGTTGGCTTCTTTGTAGAATTGTTTGCGCTTGGTTAGGTGGCGCTTGGCAAATTTACAAGTTGAAGTTATGTCCCAGATTTGAACATGGTCTTTATCTTCGGCTTTTCTTATCCCACGTCCAATGCTTTGGATAACGCGGACAAAACTTTTCCCGGGTTCCACAAGAACCAAATTAAAAATCCTAGGGATATTAATACCCACAGCGGCAACACCATAGGTAGCCACAATAATCTTATCAACACTGTCGGCCACTTCGTCATATTCTTCTTGTCTTTTTGTTCCTTTTGTTGCACCGCTAACAAATACAGATTTGTCACCTAGCCTTGCAACAAGTTGTCGACCACACTCAGTTCTGTCTACCAATACCAGTGTGTTGCCTGTTTCATTCACATGGCGTATGAGTTCAGCCATGGCATCCAGTCTGCCTGACTCTTCCAACAAGTATTTAAGCTCGCTTTGGTAGTCAGAATACTCCACGTGATCCTGTAACTGCACAATGTTCACATGACACTGCGCCAGCACACCTTGTTGTTGCAGTTCATTGGCACTGAGCTTGCTGATAACTGGCCCTAGGCTTACCAATAGAGCTTGGCTTTCAAACTTTTCTTTGGGCACAGTACCGGTCAACCCCCAGCGAATTGGCACTCTGGCCATCACGCTTGTGAGCAGGGTTTTGAGTGCATCTGCTTTGGCCATGTGTACTTCGTCCACCATCACACACACCACATCTTCAATAAAGTCCTGGATGGTTGCTTCGCCTACGCCTGCTTTGGTATTCTTCAGTAACACATTCAAACTCTGCCAAGTGCAAATGGTATGTGTACGTCCGTGTTCTTTTCTGTCACCAAAGTAAACACCTACATCCAAGCCAAGATTACGATAGTCTTTTTCTGTTTGTGTGACTAGACTCTTGTTGGGCACAATCACAATCGACCTTCCGTATGGCTCTACTGAGGCACTCAAAGCTGCTGTCATGATTGTTTTGCCTGCACCTGTGGCCACTTCTTGTATGCATTGTGGATTGGTCAAGAAGTTGTTTACAATCTCCACTTGGTAGTCACGCAACAGGATGGGCTGACCTTCTGCAGGATGTCCTTTGGGCCAAGTCTTGTGTGCAAATGTTTGTTCAGTAACTTGAGCGAACTCAAATACTGTTGAGTAGTCTCTTTGATCATCCAGCTCAATATTGTAATTGTAGCGTTCCAAGATGGGCATGATCTCTGGCAGGAGGTTGGTGTATGTGCTGCCGCCCAATTGGAAGTAACTGACCTTTCCGTCCCACCGGCCCAGTCTCACAGCTGGCAAGTATCTTGCATAAGGCACATCGTATTTGAACGCATTGACTAGAGCCTTACGCACATCCAAGTCAATGCCCTCTAGTTTGATGTTTACTTCATCTCGAATTTGTATGGTGCATTGTTTCATCTATATAAACTCGAGTGACGAGTTGTCTTTGTTGTATGTCTTTGATCAACTGTTCACGTGGAACCGTTTCAATTATCCTTGCAACAGGAAATTGCAATGGTTGTAGTTTAACATGATCAAACTGCTGGTACCCTTGCTCAGCAAAAAAATCATAATGTTCTTGATAGTATTGTTGCATATTTTGTAGTATGTTGTCTACTACATCTGGAGTGTATTCAAAAAACTTTACTACAAAATCTGGATTGTAATGACTAAAGGGCTGAAATGCTTCGTCACTGATGTATGCATCTTTGTCTAGCATAAGCTCAAACAATGTTTTTCCAATTTCAACATAGTTCAAACACACGCTACCAAATGGTGGATTGATCATGCCGCATTGTTCCATTACATCTTCTGGCAGTGTTTTTTCCTTTGGCAATCCAAACCAGGTGCAAACAAACCTTGGTTTGACAACTCTAGATGATGTTTCACATCGATGCACAGCCAAGTTCAATTCTGCCAGTGCCGTTTTTACTGGCTGCGGAGCACGTAACCACCAAAGAGTTTTTTGTTGATTTAGCAAGCCATGGTAGCGTTCAAAAATATTGTGCAAGTAGTTTAAACAATCCTGGTCGTGTACTGTAGTAAATGCTCGTTCAATGACAGGCTGGTAACTATTGA